TAGGTTACTTAGAATTTAAACCTGGCTTCTTGTTCTTTGAAGGTAAAGAAGTAATGCAATGGATTCCTATGGCACATAGAGGTATAATAATTACCCCTCTTGATACTAATTTAGTTGCGGCTATTACAGGATTGTACTTTGGTGGGAGTTTAGTTAAGAAATGATTTGGATAGTTACCGCTATGTTAATATATACAGACCCTCAAACACCAGTATATACTGACTACATGACTAAGTCATTCGATACTAGAATGGAATGTTTAAACTTTGTTCATTGGAATAAAGTTCATTTAGTTGATGGACTGTACGACATGCATCGTTTTTCTGAAGATAAAGAACTAACAACATTTTCATTTTTCTGTGAGAACAGAAGACTAGAAGAAGTCTAAGGATTTAACCACTCTTTTGTGTTGTCTCTGGTAGATATAAAACTATCAGAGATAGCCATCGTTGGTTCTTTTGGATAGACAAACATAATACATTTTTCAGTTACATCTTTATTTATTTTTATTTCTGCAGGTTTATATCCTGCTCCTATCTCTAACAAATGAACACTCCGTTCAACATCACCCTTTAATTTATAAGCCTCACCTTTAATTTTATATCCAGGTTCTCTCCTATATACAATAGGAAAACAACCTTGAGAAAAATCTTTTATATCAAAGTTACTATGTAAAGTTTTACACTCTCCTATAAACTCAGACTCTTCTAAAATCCAGTTTAGTCTATGTTGTTTCTTTAAAGTGCCGTATACAAAATATATCATTAGTTAATAGATGTAACATACTTCTGAACCCAGTGTTCTAGTTCTTTAAATTTTAACTTAAGTTCTTTTACAAGACCAACATAAAAATGTTTTTCTTCTTCACTCCTTTTAAAAGTTTCACTCATAATGTCTGCTTCATCTTCTGGAAGAGCTGATACTTCTGATATCAGCTGTCCATCAGTGTTGACTATAACACTATAACTAGCGATAACTCCTTCTTTCTTTTTCTTTGTCATCTTAATCTTCCTGTGGTGCAGTTACATCAACTAACTCACAAACACCACCAGTACATGCAAGTTCTTGAGAACCTGTAGTATTATCTTCTGATTCATAATCAACAAGCTTACCAAAGTCTATAGTAGTAGGCATATCTTTTTTCAATTCAAGATATTCTTTTCTTTCTATGTCTTGATAGGGAGCTTGTTTATATATGTGGTCAGTATAAGGTAAGAAACTAATACCAGAAACCTCATCAAAGTATTTGTATACCCATGCACCTACTTCCATCCACTCATCTTCTCTAACACTAATAGTAACAGATGGTTTATGTTCGCACCATTCTCTTTGATACTTTAACCACAACTCTAGTTGTTGTAAAGCTGACATATCATTTCTTGTTACTGAACCTGGGGGAGATAAAGTAGGAAAAGAAAACACAGTAACTGAATCTGGTTTAGTTATGTCTGGTTCGTTAGGAACTCCTTGGTCAATCATAAGCTGAGTCAATGGGTCTTTCTTATCACATCTAACTGTTCTTATATAGTAAGGATTATGTCTAGTATGAATACCAGAAGCACTATCAACTAACTGACTTACTGTACCACTAGGTTTTACACAAGTAATAGCAGTAGATTGATTTATCTTTAGTCGTTTAGCAAACTCTTTGTTAGTATCTACAGCAACTTGTTTTAACTCAGCTAAGAATCCTTTGTCTGGATTGTTAGTAAGTTTACTATCCATGATACCAGTAAGAGATACACCAAGTAGTCTTTCATCTTCTGTATTCTGTTTCCATATCTTACGAATGTATTTAAAGTCAGTAAGAGTAGATTGAAATGTACCAAGTATTGTAGCTAATCTAACTTTTTCTTTTAGTATCTTATTAGTATCGGGACTACGAACAACAACTTCTGTAAGGTTACAGAATTGATATGGTCTTAATATAATTTCTGAACAAGGATTAGTTCCAAACTCATGTTCACTATCTCGTCTTCCATTCTCTTTAGCTTTGTTAATCGCCGCTTGTCTATTAAAGATACCTCTTTCTCCAGACTTACTATCGTATAAAGCTTTCCATTCAGACATAAATAAAGCCATGTCTGGTCGTCTTGCATAACAAGCAGAGTTATTAGCTAATGCTCTTTGTCCATTATCTAACCACCAAGAACCACTCTTAGCATTACGAAGTCTATCATCTTGTATGTTACTAAGTGATATCAAAGCTGACCTACGAACACCACCTACAACAACAACTTCTCCAATCTTACAAACTAAATCATGACATTCAAGAGCGTCAAGTTTTCTACCAGAAGCGTTTTTAAATGTGGTGATTGCAAAGTCAAACAAATCTACAAGAGGTTGTGGACCACTTGCACGACCACCAAATGTTTTAAGTCTAGCACCTGCAGGTCTTACTCTTGTTACATCTATCTTTGGAACTTGACCACCATATAACATACCAAGTAGTTCTCTTAAAGATTTTGCCCAACCAGTTCTACTATCTTGTACTACAACAACAGTATCACTATCTTCAAACTCTTCAGCAATAGTAGGTAGTTGTTCTACATAATCTCTTTCAACAGAAAAACCAACACCAGTACCACACATAAGTATATACATTATCTCATCAAAACTTCTTACATCATTGATAGGCATATAACTACAATTATAACCAGCAGTATGGTCTTTAACTAACGCATTACCTGCTGTCATAAGTGCTCTCATTGAAGGCATAATACTTAAACTAAGAACTGCGTTTTCTAATTCATGTCTTAAATCTTTTGGTAAACTATATTTGTTATTAGTTTTTAAATGCTCCTGCATAAAGTCAAAGTATCTTGATACAGTTTCATCCCAAGTCTCTCTTCGTTTTTCTGATTCAACAAATCTTGCATACCTAGATGCATGTATAAATTGTTGATAGGTCGTTGGTAGATAGTTGTTATTAGTCATTGATTTCTCCTTCCGCTAATTCACCTGCAATAGAACTATAGCCTACCATGTCAACATAATCATCTGTGTTATGTGAACCTGCTTTAGTTCTAGCAACCTTTAATAATACCATCATCAATGCGACATCACGACCGCTAATGTCAAAGTCAAGATAAGCTGACCACATCTTTGCAATATTATCGTGGTTTATTTTTTTGTTACCGTGTGTTTTTTCTCTATCAGTAGAGACAATATCTTTTGCTTTATCAATGTAAGCTTGGGTCTTCATCTTTTGTTTTTCCTTTCGCTAAATTATTTATTAATTCCATTTCCATTTCTCTAGCTCCTATGTAATATAAAAGCTCTGGGTTATTGCTTACCAACCAACGAATACCATATGATATAGTATCAACTGATGGGTCTTCAGTATAGTTTATCATTTCTAATCCTACATCGCCTTCTCTAGGTGTGTTAGGTGTTAGTATTATATAAGCTTTTTCTTTAGTTATCTTCATTGTTTCATCCAATCTAAAGGTATATTCTTATCACACCAAATAAAATTATTAGCTTCACACCAATCACTATACTTAGTTTTAGAACCCTTTCTTATTTTATTGTTTGCATTCATAAAACAAAAACGAATATCAAAATCTGTTTGGTCTTGTATCCATAAATGTTTCTTTCGGTCTTCGATAGTTAATCTTCCTTTTAACTCAACGAATATGTTTGTCTTAGGAAAGTATAAGTCTGGTAAATAAGTTCTATCAATAGCAGGTTGAGTATAATCAATCTCATACTCTTCATACTTATACTTTATCTTTTTCTTTTTAATCTCGTTAACAATGTTCTCTTCAAACTTAGAGCGATATCGGACCTTCATCTATCATCTTCTCTCTTCTTAATTGTCTGGCACTAGGCACAGCACTTTGTTGTAAGTCTTCAAATGCCCAATGTGGGTTTCGTTTTAATCTTTTCATTACCCATTTAAAAGACCAAGCACTTAAGTGTATTTGAAAGTCATGCATATAATGAGTTTGTTGTGGCATTAAAGTTAATATGTTATCAATAGTAACTTTCTTTTGTTCTTCTTCTGTAAGTAGAGACTTCATCCACAAAACTAAAAACTCTTTGGCTCTGCGTCTTAATACTTTTATTTTCTTTCTATTCATACTGTGATGTTATCTCTTCTACCTTTGGTTGACTGATTACCTTAGTCATAAATACATTGGAATTTGCATACTTGAACACTCTGAGTCCATCGCCATCATTAGAATCAGCATGACAAATAAACTTGTGAGAACAGTAGACGCACCCAACAGGAAGTTTAAGGTTGCCAGTTTTGTCATGAGGTATCGGCTGATAACATTTTTCAGGCGGTTCATTCTGTGTTAGTTTCTCCTTTAAGTTATTAATTAAATCTTTTGCATTGGGTTTCATTAATTCATCTGGTCTAAACAATGCAATCTCTCCAGACGATTTGTTTACTGCAAGTAGTCCGCCGTTAGTAGTACCTTCGTTATGTTCGTACCCTGCCAACTGTGCAATGTATCCGAATGGGTCATCTTCATAAAGAGTTCCATTCTTAAATTTTTTAAATGACATAGCAGAAGCAGACTTAACATCAACTACTTCACCATCAATCTTACAATCCATATGACCATTAACATCTTCTACTTTTACTTTCTTTTGTTGAGCAGTAACCGTATGTCCAGATACTTCAACAAGAAACAATAGTAAATGTTCTAGTACATGACCATACAAAAACTTTAGTTGTGTTGATGGGTCATGTATCTCTTGCTTTCTTTCGATATGATTATCATACCAAAGTTGACGAGCAGGTCTACCAATAACAGACATTCGTAAACCTTTACCAGAACTTTTTCTTGGTTGTAACCAATCTAGTAAAGCAAGTTTAGTATTGTTTAAGAACTTATCTATCTGTTCTTCTTTAACTTCTGGTGCTTTACCACTTGATATACCAGATAGTATACCATTCATATCATCAATTAAAGTGTCTAGTTTTTTAGTGTGTTTCTTGCCAGTTGTTTCCATATTTATATTCTCCATTTAAAGGACATCTAATTCCTAATTCTTTACCTGCATTGATAATAGAATCAACTGCAAGACTACCAAAGTCTTCTGCTTGAGATTCAAGAACTTCATATTGAAACTCGTCGTGTACATTAGCGACTGGTCTTGCTTTTAGTTTATGTTTACTAACTTGTTCT